TTTAAAGGTGGCAGAGATCAGCCACATAAAAAGATTCGAATTCTAATCGGTTCTTCTAACAAGGACTTGCCTGCTTTAAGCATCCAGTGTTTTGAGAATCGCCATTCAGAATGCATCGGTTTTTTGAGTCTGAATATTTTTGAAGCCATGAAGCCAAGATCAAACCTTAAATCTGAAAAATGCGAGTGCAGATGTCACAAAAAATAATGGGATTCGGTTGGATCTTGGGTATCTCTCGAAAGAGGAGAGGGCTAGAGTTATCAAGACAGGCGTTTGCCAGCGACTTTCTAAGCGGCAACGGTTATTGACACCGGAACCATTTGCGCAACTCCTGATTGAGCTTGTAAGTAACAATACGATCTATTCTTTGGGAGACCAAGTAATTCGGGAGCAGTGAAAAAAGATAATGCCCGTTGACATTTCTGCCGACGGGCATTATTAATCTAGCTGCGAGCAAGATTATGATTGAGCCGTTATCGGTGATTCACCGAAATAAATCAACCACAATCTGAAAATCGCCGAGAAGGACGCTCCTCACTCGTTAACTAGGAGCATTATTTACGGGCGCTGAAAGGCGTCCGGGTCCACGCGGGGACCTAAATACCCTAAGTATATAATTTGTGTTGCATGTTGTACCATTTATGATATAAAATAGAGTAAGTCTGTGGTTTTGAGAGAAGGCAGTGTGGAAGGACATACCCAATAAGATGAGGCTAGTGAACCTTGAAAGCGGGCGTTCTCATCTTAGGCTTAAACGAGGTCGCCAGGAGAGCCGGTATCAAGCCCGGCCCTTCTCTCAAAACCACAGACAAATACCCGCATATCTTCAGTCTCTCGTTTCGCGAAGCTAAGGAGATCCAAAAGGGGTTAGCATATGATCACTGATCTCGCATTTGGAGATGATACATGACTGACTGGCGTGAGATCGCGAAGGAGTTTGAGCATCACCCGATCACCGATGGCCGTTCTGGACATGTTCAGCGCATGGCCGAGGAGATCCTAAGACTTCGAAGGATAATTGCAAAAGAATTGACCGAAGATGATGATCTAGGTGCCGAGTTCATTTACGTGAATATCTTAAAAGAAGAGATTGCTCATCTCGTGCAACATATTAAAGGGCTACCAGAATAAAATATTCGATTGTTGATTCAACAAAATGAAATCATTGGACTGGTCCGAGGCATTGACTTTAGAGGACTGGATGATCGAAAAGATCCGAAAAGGAGACATTCAAGTCGTGATTGATCTCATGAAGAACTTGCCAGAAAGCATGAAACAGAAGTATCGAGAGATTTGGAAGAGAGAAATGGAGAAGAGGAAGAGATGAACGAATATAAAGAATTGACGATGGGTGAACTAGCTGGAAAGAAGGTCATCTCTGCGTCGATCAATGATGATAAAGACGTCATTGTCTTACAGACTGAAACAGGTCCGCTGTATCTTTCTTGGGTAGGTAATTGTTGTTCTCATTGCTACTTGGCTCATATTTCTGGAGCAGAAAATTTAACTGGGTCGACGATTCTGAATATAGAAAATGCCGAATGGACGCAGCCCTTTGAAGAAGAGGGTTACGAAGTCACCCAAACTATGGGGTCTAAAATAATGACATCCAATGGCTATGTCGATTTTGAGACTAGATTAGATCATAATGGATACTACTCTGGTAAGATTCGAATCTCAGAGGGGTACGCATTGGATCAATATAGTCAAAGGAAAGAAGAAGGATCATTGGTTACTTTAATTGATTTTTGAATAGAAGTCAGGAATAGAGAAATGGAAAAGAAGAAATGAACAAGTTTCAGAAAGGCGATCGTGTCGCTTGCTACTTTGGCCTAGAAGGAGAAGGAGCCAAAAGATGGACTGGGACTGTGGACTACGCAAAGGAAGACTATGTCCAGGTCACCACGGATGACGGCGTAGCAGGACGAGGACTTCATCCCAAGCAATGCCGGAAGCTGGTGAAGAAGAAACGGAATAGAATTTGGGTAAAGCCAGAATTTCTAAAATCAGCACTTGATAAACTGTTCGATGAGAACAAAAACTATTGTTTAGCGAAATATCCTGCCCCTGATACCTATTGGACCGAGTTTGTCGAGGTCAAAAAGAAATGATTCACTCAGTGGCTTGCACAGAAAAAAGAAGAACAGAAAGATAGGGACCGTTTCTATGCAGAAAAGGTCCTTTGGGTTTTGAAGAAGCATTTGGGAATAAAATGAAAATAGATCTTAAAAAGCCAGATTTGAGAAAAGTTGAAATTGGAACAGAAGTGATTACCTCTAGCGGGCACTCTTTTGTTCTTCTCTCAAGAGATTCAGATGGAAAAGAATCGTGGAAAGATGAAAGCTCTGGATTGATTTGGAGTTCAAAAGAAGAAGGTAATTATTCTCATGATGAAGCGGTGAAAAAATTCAAAGATCGATTACCTTCTAAACAAGAATTTGAGATCGGTGAAGAGCATGGAATTCGAGAAGTGCTTGATCTGAGCAATAGGTGGTTTTGGTCGTCGTCGGGGTCCCCATACTATCCCGCCTACGCCTACGTCTTCTTTAGCGATAATGGCAGCTTCGACAGCTTCGATCGCAGCGATGGCTATGGATCGGTCGTCTGCGTCGGTGGCCGCTGAGCGTGGTGGGTTAATGATTCGATTATTTCTTCCCATTTCTCCTCAGCCGAAATTAAGGCCAAGACTGGGCAGGAATGGGGCGTATACTCCACAAAAGACCAAGCAGTATGAAAGTGCCGTCGCCATGATGCTGAGAGCCCAATATAAACAAGAACCGATTCTAGGGGCGATTAGAGCAAAATTCGTATTCTACATGGGACAACCCAAAAAAAAGGTCCGAGAACACCACACAGTCAGACCGGATCTGGATAACCTGATCAAGGCTGTCAAAGATGCTGCTAATGGGATTCTCTGGAAAGACGATTCACAGATTGTAGCTCTAATGGCAAGGAAGCTATACGACTGGACAGATAAACGAGTAGGAATTGATATTGAACTGGAGAGAATAGGATGAAAACAATTGATTTAAGAAAACCTAGATTTGAAGAATTAAAGATCGGAGATCGAGTCATTACTTCAAAGGGGTTCACATTTTTAAAAACTAAGAGCGGATTCTTGGATCAAAAGACGAAATTGGAATGGCGTCAGCCAGAAAAAAGGAAGTACAATCACGATGATGCCACGAAAAAGTATTCTTCTTCAAAGAAAAGACTTCCCACGAAGGGAGAATTTGAGATCGGTGAAGAGCATGGAATTCGAGAAGTGCTTGATCTGAGCAATAGGTGGTTTTGGTCGTCGTCGGGGAACCCTAACGATCCCGCCGTCGCCTACTTCTTCAATGGCGTTAATGGCGGCATCTTCAGCGGCGATCGCAGCAATGGCAATGGATCGGTCGTCTGCGTCGGTGGCCGCTGAGCGTGAATTAATTAATTATTAGATCATTAGCCCTCTGAAAAGAGGGCGATAAATTATGAAGACAATGATTGGAAATGATGACGACTGGAATTGGAGTCGAGAGATGAAAGAAACCGAATCCGTTTGTAACCACCAGTCCGAGATCACTGCTCTTCGAGAAGCTATTATCCGGTTGGCGAAAGAGAACGATGAGCTGAGGATAAAGCTGGTGAAGAACCAGAAAGCCGAAAGCTACAAGATGGAACCGATTTACGCATGTCTTTAGGCGATGTTCGCATTTATTGTGGATCTTGCGATTATGATGCACCGATGATCATTGATCAGATGCAAAAAGATTCTTTGAATGGGGACAAAATCTGGGGAGATCTGGTTTGTGGCCGATGTCGATCAGTAATCGCCACGATCAGTGTTAATGAACCTGGGATTTACCAATTCAAGAAGGTTGAAGAAGTATGAAGCTGATGCCAACCGATCAGATTACTTGGTACAGAGCAAAGAGTGGTCGTTATTCTCATGGAACCGAGAAGATCGCCAACCTACCTGCACCGCCTGTAATCAAAAGAAGACGTACCATTTCTCACAAATCTGCTCGGATTGCCGAGTAAAGAGCTGCATCGATTGTAAAAAGAAGATCAATCATCGATTTCCGAAATTACGCTGCGAAAAGTGTCGCCAAAAATTTTTGAAATCCGCCAATAGTTATTGACTGCGCCAATAACCCCTGTCATTTCTAAAGATCTACCAATGTCTAGAAATGAAAGGAGGTGAGATCACATGGCTAAAGGAAAGAAAAAGGGCGGTAAGAAGTAAGTTTCTATCCGGTCTGTGCGCCGGTAGGCAAATCAAATGAGTGTCAAAGCTAGTCTGCCGGCGCTTTCAAAGAAACAGTTGACAATATCCGACTTTAATAATTTACTATCAAGAACTATGCCATTCCAACCAGGACATGCCCCGATGGGCGGCAGACCCAAAGGATCTATCAACAAAGACAGACGCAGTCTACAAGACCGAGCGAAAGCCCTCGGCGTAGATCCACTCGATGTGCTTTTCATGTTTGCTGCTGGCAATAACGAAGCGCTCAAAGACCCGAACCCGATCACCCTTGATCAACGTCTTCGAGCTGCCTCAGAAGCTGCTCAGTATTTGTACGCAAAGAGACGGGCGACAGAATTGTCTGGACCTGACGGGGGACCCGTGGAACAAATTATTCAAGCCGCACAAGAATTCCAGCAGATGGATCGGGCAGCACTGATCCAGATCGTGGAAGAAGAATTGGTGAAACTTAAGGGAGAGTAAGTGACCCCAGATATCCAAATCCGTCCATTTAAGACTGCTGACTTCCCATTTGTGGTTTCAAGCTGGTTAAAATCCTACAAAATGATGTCTTATTTCGCCAGGAAAGTTCCTCATCGGATTTTTTTTGGACACCATAAAAGAGTGATTGCCGCTATTTTAGACTCTCCTATGGTAAAGGTTTACGTGGCGGTATCTCCGGACGACGACGATCAGATCATAGGGTATCTGGTCGCCAGTGCAGTTCGTTCTCCACATGAAGATCGCCAATGTGTAGTTATTCAATATCTTTTTGTTAAAAGAGAATTCCAAAGATTGGGCATTGCTACTAAATTGATCGGAATACTCAATATTAAGCAACAAGACGAAGTATCTTACACACACCTTTGCCGTTTATGGTCGTGCTCACACAGAGCTCCGTTACCACCAGCGATTGTTGGATTTTGTAATCAAAATTACTGCAAAAACGATTCTACTGATGAATGGATCGCGAAGAAATATCCGAACTGGGTGTATAACCCTTACTTGATATGAAATACTGCCCTATTATTGTCCATCCAAAGCCGGAGAATGAGAAAGAGTTCATAGAGGCAGTTAAAAGAGAAATAGATTTAGGAATGAGACGTATGTGGGAAATCCTCCTTGAGAAGGACTGGAAAGCATACAAAGAATGGAAAAAACAAAAGATCTTATGAGATTCAAAATCTATAATAAAAAAGAATATGCAGAGAAAGAGAATGAGCTAGGCCCAAGGATTCAATATGTCGATGTGAGAGTAGATGATAAAGGTGTAATGGGGTTCAGAGAAGACGAATGTATCGTTCTTTCCGAACGGTCAGCGGAATTCATGTTAGGGGTTTGTAGTGACGCTCTTAGCTCGATCCGAAAAATTGTTAGTTAAGAAAGGAAACTATGACTAAACCTAAGATTCTACGAGTCGTCTTCACCCAAGGAACCACTGTCACCCTTCCTCAACCCGTTGGATCGAGGAGTTCCTTGGATCTCACGATGCACAATGTGACGATCGAATACCATCCGGTGGGCATTAGAATCACTAAGCCTGGAATGGATAAAGCCGTTGTAGTTCCCTTTGCTCAAGTTCTCAATCTAGACGAAGAACTTGAATCTGAAGTATCTGTGGACCTCAAGAGAGGACCTGGACGACCAAAAATCCTAGATGCTTCTCATTGATATTGGAATCATCTTGATCTTAGTCGTGGTTTGCTATTTAGAATATCGAGAATGAATCTTCGTCTTGATCTGGCTTTAGCAACTCTTCGAGAACAAAACAAAGGCCAGTTTAATATTAAACTATTCTGCTTTAATGAGCAGTTGGCGTTCATTCAAGATCCTGCTCAGTTCAAGACGGCAGTATGCTCCAGGCGATCTGGAAAGACGATTGCGTGTGCTGCTGATCTTATGGATACAGCCCTCAAGCACGAGGGAATTGTCTGTTTATACATTACACTGAGCCGCGTTAATGCTAAGAGGATCATCTGGCCAGAGCTTTTGAAGCTTAACAGACTGTTCACGCTGAATGGTCGAGCGAACGAGACGGATCTCTCACTGAAGTTTCCTAATGGGAGTGTGATCTATGTCTCCGGTGCGAAAGACAAAAGTGAAATCGAGAACTTCCGAGGTCTCCCGCTTAAAAAGGTCTATATTGACGAATGCCAGTCATTCCGAGGATATATCCAGGATCTTGTGGACGATGTATTATCCAAGGCCTTATTTGACTACGCGGGAACGCTCTGTCTTATCGGAACTCCTGCGCTCGTACCGGCGGGATACTTCCATGATTGCGCGCATTCTAAAGCGTGGGCACACCATGGATGGACGATGTTCCAAAACCCGCATCTTGCTAAAAAAAGCGGGAAAACCCCACAAGCACTCATCCAAGCCGACTGTGAAAGGATGGGGGTAGGGCTTGAGCATCCTAAAATACAGCGTGAGTGTTTTGGTCGTTGGGTTGTGGATAGTGATTCCCTCGTATTTCATTATGAATCTTCTAGGAATCACTATTCTGAACGACCCCAAAGTAATGGCTGGAGCTTTGTTATCGGGGTGGATCTCGGGTTTGATGACGCGGACGCCATTTCGGTAGTCGGATGGTCCGAAAAGAGTAAAGAAGCTTATCTCGTTGAAGAAGTAGTCAAACGAAAGCAAGGCATCACCGAACTTGCCGAACAAATCGGCTCTCTGATCCAAAAGTATAAGCCGATAAAAGTAGTCATGGATACGGGGGGCCTGGGCAAGAAGATTGCTGAGGAGTTGGCCCAGAGATACCAGCTACCGATTGATGCGGCGGAAAAGACCAGAAAGTTCGAATTCATCGAACTCTTAAATGACGCCATGAGAACAGGAAAGTTTTATGCCAAAATGGAAAGTAAGTTCGCGCAAGATTGTTCGCTTGTCGAATGGGATCGAGATCTACTCTCCCCCGACAAGCTTAGGATATCTGACAGCTACCATTCCGATATCTGCGACGCCGTCTTATATGCATTTCGAGAGGCTTTGCATTGGCTTTACGAACCCGAGCCTATCCGACCCCATTACTCCACCTCAGCCTGGCAAAAGCAGCAAGAAGAAGAGATGGAAGAGATCGCTCAAGCGCAGCTAAGACGTGAAAAGGCTGACGATGAGTGGGGAATGACTGATCCTTGGAATGAGATATGACCTTCTTAGAAGCAATCAACGCCATTGAGAAGTTAGTCTCTAAGCTCCGAATGAAGCACAAAGATGGTTCAGAAATGGAACCGATCGTGGCTATTGGAAAGATTGGTCATTTCTACGGCGAGCGTTTCGATTCCCTGCTAACCGCCACAGAACAGGGTCAAATATCTATCGAGGAGTACTATATGGAAATGGTCAAAATAATCCATAGTTACCGGCGAAGGTTCGAGTAGTTCTGTCAGGACGTCAGCTCCTAGATAGCTTCTCTTTGAGATCCTGAAAGTACTCTAAACTCCTATTCACTACCGGCTCAACCACCTCTTTGGTGATCTCGATCGCCGGCCACTCGCGGGCCAGTCGCAAAAATATCCCTGGGTAGTGCTTTTTTGCTTCTTCCTCACTCTCGTAAAGCTCGTTCGTGATCATCACTCGATCCTCACCTAAAGAGCAGAGGGCTGGGTAGTAGAGCTGGTTTGTCTTGATCACTTAGTCCATCTTCCTTTCGCTAGCCTGTATTGGTTCCCGGTCCCATGTGAGTTACACTTGTAACTCCCCGATCCCTTCGTTGAATCCATCTCGATTATTGGAATGAACGTGCTTATACCAGTTCATCTTGAAAAGATACACTACCGTCAACTACCACCACGATTCATGCCCTGTGGAACTTATGAAACGCAGTTACAGAATTCAATGTCCGAAACTAAACAGATCGAGTTATTTAACGAACCAGCTCAAGCACGGGTTGAAAGGCAGGGATCTAAAGAGATTAACATCTCTTTTAAAGGCAGGGATCGGGATCTAAGAATGTATTTGCGATATTTGGAGAAGCATTAATACATCACTCTCTGGAAAAGGTTGTCAAGATTATTATAACAATTGACAACAGATATAATAATTGATCTCCTATAACTAATGAACATTGAACAGGTAAGAGCTGTCTTTACTCTCTGTAAAGAATTTGGAATTCGATCGATTAAAACCCCAGAATTAGAGGCTGTTTTCGACATTCAGGACACTCCAGTAGTCCTCTCCGATCTCATCAACAACGGAAAGATCCCTACTGAAGAAGAGTTCTTGTTCTCCGCTGTCGAGGGGTTTGGGCCTAAAGAAGAAGAGAAGCCTCTGATCCCGACGAAGGCAGAGGAATGAATAAGCCCATCACGGAACTTTATGAATTCCAATCCGTAGGCGGCAGCAATCGGATGTTCCGAGCATTCTTTGATCCGGATCCATTTCCAGCAAAGCACTGGGAAGTTGGCATGAGGTTCTGGGTCGTTGGAGTGAATCGAACAACGGGAGAGGTTCGGTTTAGCCTGGACTTAAACCATGAAGAACTCCCAAAAGAGAAAACTCGCAAGGAAGTCGAGGAACAATCATGTCCCGCATAGACTATACCACTCTCTCTGGTCAGAAAGATAACTCTCCCAGTGGGCGATACGAAGCTCGGTGGTGGGCAGTCCCGAAGCAGGAGCGTGCCGAATCTCTCGCCAAGATTATGACGGCGATCGCCCAGTATGACTCCAAGAGGCAGACCCAATACCAGATCAGCACCCGCCTCTACGGGAACACTAACCTCATGGGTCTCAATGGCCTATCGATGACCAAGATCGCTTCGGTGAACAATGCTCTCAAAGATCGAATCTCCTACAATCTGGTTCAAAGCACCGTCGACACAGTCACGGCCAAGATCAGCAAGAATAAGCCTAAACCGCTCTTCCTCACTTCGGGTGGGGATTACAAGATGCAGCGTAAGGCTAAGAAACTCGACCAGTTTGTGGATGGGGTGTTTTACGAGAATGAAGCGTACCGACTGGGAGCTGATGTATTTCGTGACGCTGGTGTTTTTGGGGATGGCTTTATTCACGTATTTGAACATTACGGTAGAGTAAAATGGGAGCGCGTGATGGCTTCCGAGCTCTTCGTGGACTGGGTAGAAGCCTTTTATGGTTCTCCTAGACAACTCCATCGAGGCAAGAATGTCGATCGAACAGTCATGGTCGACCTTTTCTCCAATCATAAATCAGAGATTCTGGCCGCTAACTCCGCTTCAGCTGATCTCATGGGCCAATACCAGAATGTAGCTGACCAGATCTTTGTTGGGGAGTCCTGGCACTTGCCGTCTGGACCGGACGCCAAGGATGGTCTTCACGTCATCTGGATCGATGGCCATATCTTATTTGAAGAGAAATGGGAGAAGGACCATTTTCCATTCGCTAAGTTCTCGTGGGGTAAAAGGATGTACGGCTACTGGGGGCAAGCCCTTGCTGAACAGATCCAGAATCTTCAACTCGAGCTCAATAAACTCTTATGGGTTGTCCAGCGAAGTATGCACCTAGCTGGCACCTTCAAGGTTTTTATTAAGAATGGCTCGAAGTTTCCTAAGGAACATATCAATAACGATATCGGAGCAATCATCTCTGGGAATGAGCCTCCTCAATATATTGTTCCTCCTATCGTTCAGCCCGAAGTCTATTCCCATATTCAAACCATCAAGACAATGGCCTATGAACAGGCCGGGATTTCTCAGCTTTCTGCGGCTTCTCAAAAGCCGGCGGGTCTTAATTCTGGTAAGGCCTTAAGAGAATACAACGATATCGAAACGGATCGGTTTATGACGGTAGGCCAAGCTTATGAGAGATTCTTCTTAGATCTTGCTAAGCTCTCAGTTGAAGCTGCCAAAGAAATTTACGAGCGCGAAGGCGAATATAAAGTCAAAGTACCCGGTAAGAAATTTATTAAAACCATTGACTGGAAAGATGTCGATCTGCAAGAAGATGAATATATTATGAAGATCTTCCCGGTTTCTTCTCTTCCCAATGATCCTGCGGGTAGGCTTCAGACGATTCAGGAATATATCCAGGCAGGATTTATCACCCCACGCGCCGGCAGGCGTCTCCTCGATTTCCCGGATCTGGAGCAAATCGAGGATCTTCAAAACTCCGAGGAAGATTATCTGCATGAAATCTTGGAAAAGATCGTGGACAATGGCGTCTATACGATCCCGGAACCATTCGATGACCTCCAACTCGCTTCAGAACTGGCTCTTGAATATTATGCTCAAGGAAAGTGTGCGAACTTGGAAGAAGAGAAGCTGTCGTTGTTGAGGAAGTTCATCGATCAGGTGAATCTGCTGAAGCAAAAGGCAATGCCTCCAGTTCCTCCCGCTGCTGGCCCAGGGATGGGGCCTCCGCAGGCAGCACCGCAGGCGTTACCTCAATCCCCAATGATCCCTAACGTTCCGGGGGCTGCTTGATTGTTGAATTGGACGAACACGAAATTAATTGTGTATATTTAAACTACTATTTGGCTAATAAATTTCACCATGACACCGATAAAGCTTATCGGATTTTAGCAGCACTGGTAGCGATGAAAATAGAAGAGATCTTGTCAAAAAAAGAGGAAGCTTATGGGGATTAAAAATCATACACCAGGACAAATCCGGTATTTTACTTACTACCTTAACTTTCCGAATGAATTGGCCAAAGTGATCGGCGCTCCGCAATGGGTTGATCAAGTACCTTTTGTTCATGAACTTCAGTTTGAATTGAAGAAGACTACCTTTGGGAAGATTCCTGGGATGGCTCGAGACATTTTGAACAAGGGTGAATGCCACTGGAAAGATCAAAATGGTGTCGAGCATCGAGTAGTTGTGGAAGATCAGCCCAGAGAAAAGAACTGGGGAGTCAAGAAACAAGTCATTCAATAAATCCAAAAAGGGAGAATCATGTTAGAATCAGCCCCAGGTGTTATTCAAGCATCCTTAAATCCAGAATCCGGAGAGATTAAAGTTCTCCCATCGGCACCTAAACCTCCAGACAGCCCATCTCCTGTCCCGGCGGCAGTTCCAGACCAGGCTGCCGCACAGACGCCTTCTCAGGATGTTCCGGCTGCTACTGCTCCAAAACCGGATCAGTTTTCTAAAGGGTTCGCCGCGATGGCCAAGAAGGACCGAGAACTTCGTGCCAGACAGGCGCAGCTTCGTCAAATGGAACAACAGATTCAAGAGCGAGAAGCTCAGATCGCTCGATTTGAACAACTCAAGCTTCAGAATCCTATCGAAGCGATGAAAGCTTTAGGGCTAACCTATGAAGACGTGACTAATTTTCAACTCAATGGCGGCCAAAATCCGACCGCTGAGATGGAGATTAAGAATATTAAACAGCAGATGCAAGAATACGTTCGACGTCAAGAAGCCGAAAAACAGGCTATTTTACAGAGACAACAACAAGCTCAACAGCAACAAGTGCAACAAACTCTAAATACATTTAAAGCAGAGGTTGCTGATTTTGTAAAATCAAAGCCAGACGAATTCGAATTGACGAATATGGAAGGTGATGAGGCTTATGATCTCATTGCCTCGACAGTAGAGCAGCACTTCTATCAGACCCAACAGATCATGCCTAAAGAACAGGCGGCAAAATTAGTAGAAGAGTATTTAACTCAAGACGCCGAAAAGAAACGAATGGCGAAGAAATTCCAGCAGCAGGTCCAGCCGGCGAAATCTGGTCAACCCAGTGAACCAGGGTTCCAAACTAAATCGGCTATGGACCGGGCTTCGAATGCTTTGTCTGGTCCAAGGCCGACGCTCAATAACACGATGACTGGCTCTACTCCGAGCATCGTGGCTCCGAGAATTGAGAATGATCGGATGCAAAGGGCTATTGCGGCGTTGAGTAAGTAGTGCTATAGATTCGCTTCAAAAGAGGGGAAAATGGCAAAACTTACAATCACCGAGGCTCTTGCTGAGGTGAAATTAATTGAAAAGAAACTAGTTAAAAAGCGTGAGAATGTCCTCGCTAATCTGAGTCGGTATTCTCACGTTCAAGATCCTATGCAGTCGGACGGAGGAACAACCTCATGGATTGAAAAAGAACATCAGTCTATGAAAGATCTTCAGACACGCCTGGAAAAGATCAGGTCTGGTATTGCGGATGCGAATCTCAAGACTGAGGTCACTGTTGGAGAAGCATCTAAAAGTGTTTTCGAATGGTTGACATGGAAGAGGGAAGTGGCTCCTGGCTATTTGGGTTTCCTCAAACAAGTCCATATGTCTACCAAGACTGCCTTAGACCAGCAGAATGCTCGCCCTGGACTGGTTACAGATTCTGATGGAAAACAAAAGTTAGTAGAATTGGTTCTGAATGTGAACTATTTGGACTATTTAAAACAAGCCGAGAAGGCAAATGACTTGCTTGAAGCCTTGGACGGTCAATTATCTCTCAAGAATGCGACCGTTTTGATCAACGTTTAATAGGTTTGTCTTCAAAAGCGATACGAAAGAAGAAGCAAAACTCAAAATAGTAGCTCATATGGTAGAGCAATCGACCGTAAATCGATGTGTAGTTGGTTCGATTCCAACCTATTTTACCGTGCAAATGGTAAAAACCTTGAAAAGCTGAAAGTTAAAATTTCAGAGTTTAAAGTGACGTTTTATCAAAGCGAAAAGGTTAGAGTTCAAAGCTAGATTGAAAACTGGATTCTACTCGGGCTTATTTGGGAGATCAGATAAGAGCTGCACTTGTTTCGCAGCATTTCGGAGTACCAGCTGCTTTTAGGAGACGTATTTTGGCCAATAGCTCAGATGGTTAGAGCAATCACCCTATAAGTGATAGGTCAATGGTTCGAATCCATTTTGGCCAACCATTTTATATTTGCAAATATAAAAAAATATGCCAGACTATTTCCAAATTAAGATATTCTAAATCTAAGTAGCGCCTTCGGGCATGTAAGACATCTCATCTAACGCCGGTAAGCTCCGGACATATTAAGTCATTCCAAGTTTAAGAGAAAAATTTCTCAACTCAAACTTAGGAGACTACTATGTCTTTCGGCGGCTATTTAGACTTAACCGCTATGAACGCGGCTCTCAAGGAGCTGTACGACGGCCAGGTTGTTGAAAACCTGGTGTACGCGGACAATCCGTTCCTAGCGATGGTGAAGAAGAACACGGACTTCGGCGGTAAATACAAACCCATCCCAATCGTGACGGGTGTTTCTCAGGGTCGTTCGGCGACCTTCAGTAATGCTCAGGGCAATCAAAGCCCGGTTCAGATCGAATCTTTCCTTCTGACCCGAAGCTCGGATTACTCGATTGCGACTATTGATAACCAGACGATGCTAGCCTCGAAGACCGATAAGATGGCCTTCTTGGAAGGATCGAAGCTGGTCATCGATGGCGCGATTCGCTCCATCACGAACTCGATTGCTTCGGCATTGTTCCGAAGTGGTACGGGTACAATTGGTTCGATTGGTTCGATCGCTACCGGTGTCATCACTTTGACGAATGCTGGCGATGTCGTCCAATTCGAAGTCAACATGGTGCTTCAAGCCGATACGACTGATGGC